GAATCGCAAATTCAAACAGAAAAAGCGGAGAGGCAAGCGGCCCGCAGAGCCATCCGCAACGAAATAAACAGGAGAAAGAAACATGCAAGAGTTGGACTTCAAGTCAGCGATTGAGACGAACATCATCAACTTAGGGGAGATGACGCTCGAAGCCTCTGAGGACCGCATCATTGTAATCGAGGATGAGTTTGTAAGTGGCTATGAATGCAGGACTTGCGACGGCTTGGGTTGGTTAGAATGTGACAACTGTAAAGGTACCGGAAAGAGCACCATTTCAAAGGATGCTAGGTGCTCACAGTGTCAAGGAAACAAGCATATCATCTGCCCCTCGTGCAAAGGAAAGACAGTCGAAGAGGGCGGGCTTGTCGTTCCCGATGCGAGCGTGCGGCGTCCAACGACTGGAACTATCGCGTCCATCGGCCCAGAAGTTACTGCGTATAATCGTGGACAAGCAGTAATCTATACAAGTTTTAGCGGGCACGTTTTTGAATTGAATGCGTACGACTCGAAGGCGCGGCAAGTTCAGATCGTCATCCGCATCATCCAATCGAGCGACATACTTGCGAAGGTTACAGGGCATCTAGAGTTGCGCCGGTTAAAGAAGAGTCAAGCAGTCGGAACAGCAGCGTAACCTTTTCCACATTTCCGCAAACTTCCCACAGGGTTGTCGGCATTTTCCAGTAGACAGCCCCAGGACCTCGATGCTACCGTCCGCTTCGCTGAATCGGGGGCTAGACCGATCATGGCGGAACTAGCCTTCCCCGTTTTCCCTCGCCCCCGACCTCAGCCCTACATCCGCAAACCGCAGGCAAAATGCCGAAACGTATGGTCGAGGGAGAGGGCATTTGGCTCTCCGACAAAATCGCCAAACTCCCCGAAAAGTTCCGCGCAGAATACGCGAACATCCTCCCGCTGGCGATGGCGGATGGGATTTTTAAGTGTGAGCCTCGAAGAGTTTGGAGCACCGTTTACTCATACAACCGACCAGAAATATCCGTCGAATATGTAACCGAAATGCTCAATGTGATGGAAGGAATAGGGCTCATTTTTCGCGCCGAACTAGACGGCCAAAAGTGGGCTTTTTTTATCGGAATCGACAAACCAGGGCGGCTTCCAGAACCGTCTAAAAGGGGTCGCTACACAACATCCGGACTACATCCGGAGTCTATCCGGACCATGTTCGGACACCTCCTACAAAGTGCCCATCGGAACGGTTCCGGACCATCCGAAGGACCAAAGCTAACTCCGGAGCAATTAAAACAATACATGCGAGGACAAAGTGCTAAAAACAAAGCACATAAGAAGTAGTCCGGATAAGGTCCGGATATTATCCGGCGAATGTTCTGCCATGCTTTGGGTTGCATTGGGTTGGGTTGGGTAGGAGTAGTAACTATACTGTTATAGCAAGATCACTCGGTTGGAGATGCCGTTTTACATTCAAAAACTTTTTCTGTCAAGTCAGAAGCTAAGAAAGGGAACAAAACATGGAACTCACTAGAAAATTACCCTGTGACCCGGAAGCTGAAAAAACTCTCATCTCCGCGATTCTCTCCAACCACCCGCAGTCAGCCGAAATTTTCGACATGCTCAACGCGGAAGATTTTTTTGATAGTAGGCACCAAATTATTTTTCGAAGACTTCGGCAACTGTGGACAGACGGACAACCCGTGGAGTTGCCATCGCTACACGATGCGCTCTCCGCCAACGGAGAAATTGAAGAGAGTGGTGGGACAGGTTACGTCGCATCGTTGGCGGATCATGTTCCGGACAAGGTGCGAATCGACAGGTATGCGACAAACGTGCGCGCAAGTTTTGTTCGTCGCGAATTTGTTCGCGCGTGCAATCGGTGGATTGACGAGTCGTATACAGGAAACATTGGCGAAATTCTCGACAGGGCGCGGGATAAAATCTCCGAACTCTCGATTGCATCCGCGACTCAGAACACGGCGATAAGTTTTCGCGACGCAGCGATTGAGTTCATGGCGCAGTTAAAATATCCGCAAGCGGGTCAGTTGATAACCGGACTTCCGGAAGTAGACGAACGCACTGGAGGGTTCCGGGCCGGCGAGGTTGGAATTATTACGGCAGAAACCGGAGTAGGAAAAACTTTCTTCGCGTTACAGGTTGCGCGAAAATCTTGTGCGTGTAATCGCCATTTGCTGTACTGCTCTGGAGAAATGCTAGCAGGGCATTTGATGGGGAGAGTGCTCGCGTCTGAATCGCGCGTGTCATACCAGAAGATTCGGCAACCTCTCGGACTGCACAACTTGGAATACATGAAACTCCTAGACCTCGCGCCCCGCCAATGTCCTGATTGCAGAATCGTGGACGGAGAACTAACACTCTCAAACATTCGGCTGAGTGCGCGTGGGATGGGAAGTCAAAAACTAGGTGGGCTCATCGTGGACTATGACGAGCTTGTCGAAGTGCGCGGCAAGGACGAATGGGACCAACAGCGCATTCTTGTTCGGTCGCTAAAGTCCCTCGCGATGGATTTAAAAATTCCTGTCGTAATCGTCTCGCAACTCCGGAAAGCCTTGAACCCGGACGAGCGAAAACATCCAACGCTGCAACGACTCTACGGCTCCGGGGCGAAAGCAAAACACGCGAGCGTTGTACTCTACGTGGATCGTCCATTCGTTCAGGAACTTCAAGGCGACGAGACCGCAGGCGTGATTTATATTCTCAAGAGTCGCGACGGTAAAGTTGGAAGAACGGAATGCACGTTCAACATCTCTACGCTCTCATTCGAGCAGGGATACACTCCGCCTAGCGATTGGCACAATGGGCGTGAGGACTAAACATGGGACGCAAAGAACTTCTGATTGACGAAGCGATGCGCTTGCGAATCGTGAAACTGCGCAACGAACACAAGCTAACCTACGTTGTGATTGGAAAACGTTTTGGAATATCACAACCCACCATCAAGAAAATCTGCGACATGAAGGCCAAGCCGTGAAGTGGGAATTACTCCCGATCCCAAAAGACGACCCGCAAGCGTATCGCGATGCTGTGCGACTCAACGCACTGGGTAGTTTGTTTTTCTTCGCGAACTTCGTTTTGAAAAAACACCGACTTGCTCAACTCCACTGGCAGATGTGCCGAACGGTTGAGACGGATGATTTACATCTTGTCTTGGAAATGCCAATGTCGAGTTTTAAAACCACGGTGTGTACAGAATCCCTGTCGATGTGGTGGGCGCTCGCGTTCACGAATCGTGACGAGGACCTGATGAGCGGCCTCGGCTACGATGACGCTTGGATCCGCTGGATGAAAAACGCGCACGACCAAAACGCGCGAACGCTCATCACACACGAGACGGACACGCGCGTAGTTGAAATGGGAAAAGCAATTGACGGTCACTACTTGCACAACGATATTTTTCGGTATGCATTCAGCGACATAATTCCCGATGGCAGTCTGACGTGGAATAACCACAGCAAATTTCAAAAGCGAGACCGCAACGCGCCTGGAGACATGACCACGGCAACGTTCGTGATGCGTTCAGTCGGTCAAGCGTTGCAAGGAATTCACGCAACTGGAATCATCAACGACGATTCGGTAGGTCGCGCAGCTCAGACGAACTTGCTGCAAGGCGATGGGCGAATCATGGAAGGCATCTACCGCTGGTGGAAACAAACCACAACACGCTTTGACCCGGCATCATTCACACGGACGGGACTGGGCCGTCAACTCGTTGGAGGGAATCGTTGGGCGCACCGCGATTTAAATTATTACATCCGCGAGTTTCATCCTGACTTCAAGATCGAATCGCACGACGCGGAGGGTGGATGCTGCGACGTACACCCGATTCACGGAGTCCCGATTTTCCCTGAAGAGTGGCCGATGGAAAGGCTCATGGAGCAGAAGCGAACTCTTGAGCACGAGGGGAAAAATTACGACTACATCAACTTTTACCGCAACAAGACGACACTTCCCGAAGATGCGTTGTTCAAACCCGATTGGATTCGAAAATACATCTGCGCGGAATCGCGACCCGACCTTGAGCCAGATGACATCCGCAATTTTCTAATGCTGCGTCACATGGTGAAAGACGGCGACCCGATTCCCGATTTAAATGCAGGCGTGTTACACAAGCGCATGATCGTGGTGCTCGCAGACCCAAAGAAACGCAGACCGAATCACGTTGTACTCATCGCAGGCTACGAACCGGAACGCGACTGGATTTATTTACTCAAGCTCGAAGTAGGCAAGCCGATGTTCGGAGAATTGCTCGATAAGATTTATAAACTTGCCGCGCAGATGGGGCTCGCAGAATTTTATCTCGACAAGAAAGCAGCCGAGTCGATGAAGTTTTATCTCGATGAACGCAATCGGCGCGACAAGAAAAACGCGCTGCGAGTTTTTGAGTTGACGTGCGACGACTCGGACATTGCGCAGAGCCAGCGCATCGAAGGGTTGCAATCGCTGTTCAAGGGAAAACAATTTTGGTGCCACCC